TATTCATTTGGAAAATCAAGGAAGTATCTTCTCTTATCGAATCCCAAACATTATCATCGTCAAATGTAAGATTTCTTGGGGATATTCTTTCAATTCCAGCAAGTTTACAAGAATCATTTACAATTTGGACAGTATCTAATTGGAGAATATCTTCTTTTACGAATCCAAGCGCATCCAATTGCTTCATGTCCAAACAGCATACTTGATATGGATTTCCACTTAACATACAAGTACCAAGTTCTGTAATTATATCATGGTCTGTTACAAGAATTCCAGAGGGGTGAGTTCCTACGCTAACGATAGTGCCAATTACAATATCAACATATTTGAAAAGCTCTGGATATTTTTCTCGCCATTCATCATCAATTACGGTTTCCTTATTTTCATCGTCATTGATTTCATGAACTGCTTTTGCAATTTCATCAACTTCTACTAACGACATATTTAATCCACGGCCAATATCTCTAATCGCTCCGCGTAATGCAATTGTGTTAAATGTGATAATTTGTGCTGTTTGAACTTTCTCTAGTCCCAAATGACCATCAAGCATAAATTTTTTAATTTTTTCACTTGAACTTGGAGGCCAGTCTGTATCAACATCCGGGGCTGAATATTTATCTTTATCAAGAAAACGCCAGAAATAAAAACCATACTTTAATGGATTGACATCTGTAACACCTAACATATATAAAGCAAGAGAAGAAACCGCACTACCACGTCCCGGCCCGACAAAAATTCCGTTACTATTTGCCCACTGAATAATATAATCAATTAATAGAATATAGTCAACAGAATTAAGCGCGATAAACGTGTTAAATTCCAAATCAATTCTTTGCACGACTTCTTCCCTAGAAAATCCTTCATTCACAATTTTTTGAATTGCTTCTTCGGAATAAAGTTTGTTATAAAGAACTTCTTCTGGATTTTCATAAACTTTAGGAAACTTAAAGGATTTATCAAGTTCAAACGGCTCAATCATATCGGCCATAACATTTGTATTCTCAATAGCAGTCAAAAAAGTTTCTTCGTCTAAAACGCCCTGTATTCTAAAAGAAGAAACTAGCTCTTCGTATGTTTTAAATGTTAAATCCCAACCATCTTCTCCATCAAAATATACATTTTTGCCATTCTGCAATGCTTGGCGACCAATTTCATGTTCTTTGTTCAGGCAGTGCGTATCTGTTGCTGCAATTAACCGTATGCCAGTTTGTTTGCCAAGTTCATACATTTTTAAATTATATTCTTTTTGCGAATATGTATTATGATGTTGAATTTCAAGAAAACATCTGTTAGAATTATTCTTTAGAAAATCAATGAATCTCTTTTGTAATTCTTCGCTCCCTCTTCCCAAAATAGAAGCAATGCAAGCGGTACAAATAATAATATTATCACTTGTTTCAACAAGTTCGTCAAATGTAATGCGTGGATTATAATAATAATGTCCATCTTCGCGATTAAATGCGGCACTAGAAAGAACATTTAGTTCTTTTACTCCCTCATAGTTTTTTGCAATTAAAACACAGTGATAATTGTCACGAACTTGTTTTGGCGTATCGCCTACATTCACAAATAATTTTTCTGTAACATAAAATTCCTGTGCATGAATATACTTCATACCAGCAGATTCTATGGCTTCTTTTTTTGCAGTCCACGACGCAATAGAACCGTGTTCTGAAAACGCGAGTGCGGTCATGCCGCATTCCTTTGCCTTTTGTATGTATTGTTCATACGTAGTAATAGAATCAATATTTGTAACAATGTTTGACAACATTGTATGACAATGATAGACTGTGTAATTTTTGTTCATTTCAATTTCTCCAAAATCTTATATTGCACAACATCTAAATCATTTGGGATATTTTTTAGAATAATTTGGTTTATTTTGTCACTATCTTCTCGACCAAATCCGATATATCTGATGTCTTTTCTAGGCCGACAATTTATTCCAAATTCATTTTTTAGATATTCAACAAATAATTCTTTCTCTTCTTTTGAAAATGACGCAATACATATATCCCAAAAGTTTGATTTTGAATTATATCCATCATCCAAAAAGAATATGGCCAATTCAAATTCATTTAAGCCAGAAATAATTTCCGATTTCGACATACTTCTAATTTCTTTCAAACAATCAAGTTCTCTTGTAGCAACTCTATATTGGTCTTGGCAAACATATTCTTTGCCGTTTATTTTTATTGTTTTACCTGTAACATATCTTGGAGTGACGTTGCACAAATTTTTTAATATATCGTATTTCCAAAATAAATAATCTTTTTGATTAACAGCATGATTAACTATAAAAATCGGAGAATTTTCTCTTTTGTCTATATGCCCGTCTCCAAGCATAGAAGCCAAAATAAGCTCTCTTTGAGTTTCATTTAATTTAGTATTTTTCTTTATAAACCCCTTTGTGAGATGATGTTTTTCTGTACACCATTTTTCAATTACACGGTAAGAACATCCAGCTTCTTCTGCCATTTCATGTGGATTTTTACCTTCCACTATTCTTTTTTGATAGCACCAATCATAATTTTGATATATTGCTTTATAACGAGGGTCATTTTTGGCATATGCATAGTTTAGTTCAAATCCATATTTTTCTTTGTTTCTGCTTATAAAATCAGTGTATACACCCAAGTATTTACACAATTCTATATCTCCTGTGAAATATTTGCTATTATCATTAATCCACCGAACGAGTTCTTCGTCAATGACCCAATATCCACATTTATCTTTAACCAAATTGGGTTTTTCAATAGAATCCATACCGTCACCTCTATGCTATTTTACATATCTATTATAACACAAAAATCCGCTTTTGTCAAGCGGATTGGGAAAATTTTTATATTATTTTTTATTAGAATTAATACGGACAATGCTCTGTCATCTGCTCATAAGAAAGCAATCTGTCACCAATGATTTTGCCCCCATTTGCGAACGTGATACCGTCATAATTGATACTTCTATCATCCCAAGAATACCGTCGCATTTTGGCGATATTGTTATCAAATAGCCTACGAGTTGCCCTGTCATAATACAGGCCAACAGTAGCACCCTTTGTGCCGAGTGTTCTATCCTTAAAAACCATCAACTGGCGGTCAAATCCGTCATCAACTAGCGGCTGCAATCTTGCTTTGTCAAGGCCAAAAATTCTATCAGCCATATTTACAAATGAACTTGAACCCAAAATTGAATACTCGTTCAAGGTTTCCCCAACAGCAAGCTTTCTAGGATGGGCGACAATATGAACTTCTACCTGATTTTTCTTACAGAAATGAATCAGCTTGTTGATGAAATCAACCTGTTTGCCAGTGATTTCTTCATTTGTCTGACCTTTGAAGTTCATGCACATCCAGTTGTCAATAACAAAAACTTTTGCTCCACGCTTACGGTATGTATATTCCATTGTGTCAAAAACATCGTCTGCACTGGATAAAAGCAGATTATCGTATACAAAAACCCTATTTCGATAATATTCTTTTATAGCCTGAATTGCTTGCGGAGTAACTTTATAATAATTAAACCCATTAGGAGAGGTGTATTCAATTGTATGGTATCGACCAGCAGCCTGTGAAATAATCCAATTCAACATCTGAGCACAACTAAGTTCCGCATTAAACCAATAGACCTTTTCTCCACGGTCAATGGCTTCAAGAACACAAGATTGTGAAAGAATAGTAGATTTACCAACGCCAGTCAATGCCGTCCAGATATTTAATGTGCCGTCAACAAATCCATAAATTTCTCTATCAAAAGAACTAATTCCAGAGGGAATATAACCAGTTTTTTCAATATCAAATTCTTCTGCGTCCATCAGGTCAACAATGTTTTCCAAAGGAATCTCTTCTGCGTTATTAATCATTGCAAGAACTCGGCTTGCGCCGCATCCTAATAAGCAATTATTAGCATCGGTTTTACGAATAACCGATTCTGTAAATTGATGGTAATATTTTTCAACAGCGTCTTCGTCTTCGCTCAAAGGCTTAACAATTTTACAACGATATTCTCCAAGGCGCGG